TATAACCTATAATTGGCAAAACCAAAAGTACGGTTTTTTAAAACGAAAAGTAAAAAAAAATTGGCACCTAAATTTTGTGTAAATAGTAAACAATATATCGAATAAGGTTTTAGGACTCTGATTTTCAATTGCCCTGTTCCTTATTCTGTATAAACTCTAGTGTTCAAATGATTTGTGAGCTATACTCCAAGAAAAGGACACATCGGCAACCCATAATCCTAGTGTCCTTTTCCATTTGAGCAATTACATAAGTAATTTGGGGTAAAAGTACGAAAAATATCATAAAATTTTGCACATATTATAAATTTCATATATTTGCAAAGTTTTCGACAATTGCTTTTATTGTAGAAACTAATTAATTTATTATTAATCTTTAAAATGTTTTACTCTTATGAACAAAGCAGAACTCATCGAGGCCTTAGTTGATAGGACTGGATTAAAAAAACAGGATGCAAAAAAGGTATTGGAAGCTTACATGCAAATCGCAACCGAAGTTTTATCGGCAAATGAAGAAGTCGTTCTTGTAGGTTTTGGTTCTCTGATACCGAGACCTCAAACAAGTCGCCTGGCCCGTAACCCCAGAACCGGTACCCCGGTTCAAATCCCGGCCAGAACAACGGTAAAATTTAAACCTGGAAAATTTCTACTAGAAGCAATAAATAACAAGTAAGTAGTACTGTCAGGTTGATTCAAAGGCCCTATCTTTTTATTATCTTTGTCACGTAATCATGCATATATGATATTTTTTGAATTAAAACCACCTCCTTGTAGTGATAGCCTTGGGGGTGGTTTTTAAGCGATTTAAACTAACACCTTTAGCCAGGCATAATGCTTTCTCACCTTTAGATAATACCGATCGGATTGAAACGCATACGCTTCCCTTTCAAATGAGATGTTTTCATAAGCATTCCGACCATATCTAAATAGCTTAATAATCCATTCTATTACATACCATAAATAAAAGAACACATACAACATTTCTTTCATCTGTGCGGTATGTATCGCCTCATGGTTAAGCGTCCTGCGGCTTAACTCCTTGTATTCTTTCCGGGCAAATACTATCCCGAATAGATTAATCGCGATGAATCCTTTAAAGGGGATCAGGCTATTGTATATTACTCTCATAAGCTGTTTTTAGTTTAACCGGTCCGGCCTTCACAGGTGGGACCAGCAGGTTGTTTTACACATGAAAAAAAGTACTTTATAACTCTGGATAATCAATAATCGGGAGATAATAAACCAGTGTCGTTTTTGGTACTGAAGAAAATACACCATTATACAATCTTATTCTCCAAGCATTAGAAGCATTGGCCTGAGTTGAAGTCCAATAATAACTTGTACGTAAATTTGTGCCTCCCATAGCTGTTAATAAATTATCTATTGCCGTTTTGTTATCATATATAACCTTCATTTGCCCAGCAGAAGGTAAATAGCCAGTGTCACCATTCAAAAACGTATTTATTGTACATGTATAGGCCGCCCCTGCTTTATTCCCCAAAGCTGCAATAGCTGCTGCAGAGTTGGACTTGCCTTTGTAGTCATTTTGAGCGGACGAAGAACTGGTTGTTGTCGTAACACCAGAAATCAATCCGCCTGTTCCATCATAATCCCACCTTTTTTGTCTCTCGTCAACAAGCGTAGCTCTGATAACAATCCTGGTATTAGCTGTAACTACGGCTACTCCCATTAAATAATCAGTAAGAGATGCTTTATTTGCTGTATATACACTTGATTCAATTGCATATATTTGGTTGTTTTTATAGATACAGGCAAAAACACCATTGGGGGTATCTGCTGGTTTATACCAACCTTCAGGGACTGCATTAGCAGCGTATAACAATGATCTTCTCCTTATAGTACTCATAGCTTCAAATTAAAATGGTTCCGAACACCTTACATAGTATTTCCAATTAGCCCACATAATCGACACTTCAATCGTTTTGCCGGCCGTGATAACTACAGGGTTGTCTCCAATGACTACGAGTGAACTACCATCCCCTGTGGCATTTGCGTCCAACTCTAAAGTAATAGCTATGTCCGCAGACCCTGTATTTGATACTATAAGAGTTGTCGTAGAACCGTGTTTCGGGAGAAAATACCATCTGGTCAATCTTATTGTACCATCAGTTTGAGTAGTAATAACGCCAGGGCTACCGGTAATATAAGCCGTCCAATTACCGGAGGCATAAGAAGGATCACGCAACCCGTCGAATACACCTCTGTTATACATATTACAGTTACTATCAGATAGATACGACAAATATGTCGTTAGTTTAAATACGCCGCTGTTATTTCCGCCATAATACGGCCATTCAGTCGTAAATGTAATCTTCTTCATACTTCCGTCCACAGATACGTCTAACCCATTTATAGTCACATTTCCGCCATTGCTTACAAAATAGATAGACTTACCTGCTTCTGCCGCCGCTATAAAGTCAGGCAAAGGACCTAAAAACGATTCAATGTCAGAAAGCGTGGTTAGTGTTCCGCTGACACGCCATAACTCTTTAGCTGAGCTAGTAACCGGCACTTTATAAAATTCTACCGCAGCGCCCCCTCCTTCGTTATCCGCCCAGACAGCTGTACCATCGGCAGACCATTTAAGTATCTGATTTTCTGATCCACCAGCCGGTATATGTTTATTACCAGCCGTAACAGGATGCACATAATTATTAGCATTGTCAGCAACACCTGCCAACTTGTCTTTATCAGCAGCTGTATAATTGTTATCCGTATGCACATAGTTCGCATCCTTGACCGTGTTATCGTCGTTTGTCAGCTGCGATAATTTGGTGGGGATGGAAGCCCGGACTTCGGCTATGGTCGTATTGATACCGGCAATAATACCCTCCAGTGTTTGACTGTCTTCTACGTTTGCAAGGAACGCGATTATCTCATTGAAACTTTCGATGGCAGTAGAAGCATTGCCGGACAACAGCGTATCGAGTTGGTTTTGCAATGACGTTACGGCTGCTTGTATAGTTGAATCATCATAATTATTCAACCCTGCCAGCTTATTTTTCAGTTCTGTTGTAAAGTCCTCTGTAGATAAACCTTTGCCTGCTACCTTTTGTACATATCCTGTTAACAATTCAGTCACAGCCGTAGATGTAGTATAACCACTATCATTCGTTAACTCACTGACCTTCGAAGGAATGGTAGGTTTATTCAGTATAGCCCCTTTTCCTTCTGTGGCATTCCAATCCGGTTGTACCTGCTCCTGGGGGATGTATTCGACAAATGATCCGGATGTACTCCCGTCCGAATCAGGGACAAATAGATACTTCCTACCAATTATAAGCCCGGTGCCGTCTGCTGAAACGTTTCCCGAACCTTCGCCGGGCAAACCTTGCTGTCCGCGTGGAACCGTCATATTTATCTTATACAGGGGATAACCTTCATCTGTTGTACCCACATATGCCACTGTAGCCGATGCTGCTGTCCCAGGATCCCCTGTTGTGATTGTGCCTGTTTCAAAGACAGGTGTTTTCCCGTCAGATCCGTCCGTGCCGTCTGTTCCGTCATTACCCTTGTCGCCTTTTGGTAACACCAAGTTGATACTGTATTTCGGATTGCCTGATACGTCTGTGCCGTTTGCTGTAACCGTAGCAAATGCGTTTGTTCCTTTTTCGACTGTCCCAATTTCAAAAACAGGGGTTTTACCATCAACACCGTCATCTCCTGTATCGCCTTTGGGCAAGGACAAGGAAATGGTATATATGGGCGCCCCATCCGCGTCATTTTCTTTAAATGTTATCGTTGCCGAAGCCTGTTCGCCCGGATTAAGCGTTGTGACCGTACCGGCTTCGAACTTCGGTGTTTTCCCGTCAGATCCGTCAGTACCATCTGTTCCGTCATTTCCCGTATCTCCTTTCGGCAACACAAGGTTTAATTTATAGACAGGATTGCCGGACGTGTCAGTTCCAACCGAAGTCAAAGTAGCCGATGGTGTATCGCCTTTAGCTACATCTCCTATTTGGAATTGTGCTGTTTTACCGTCTACTCCTTGTTCCCCATCTGAACCTCGTGGAATGGTCAGATTGATCTTGTATCTGGGTTGCCCTCCTTCTGTCGTACCGTTGGCAATGACTTCCGCCGATGCTCCCGTTCCGGCATCTCCGGTTGTTGTAGTTCCACTTTCCAATACAGGCGTTTCACCTATGGCTTTTTTGCCTGTACTTACACCGTTCACAACCCAATATCCGTTATCGTTGATACTCGGGGCTGCATCTCTAGCCACCTGCTTTTTGAAATCGCCAACTGCAATACCGGCATCCGTTCCACCTAAATCGGTCTTTGTTCCTAACAGATAATCGTTATCCGAAAGGGAGGGATACTTTGTAAAGTTTTTGATATCTTTTGTCGCCATGCTATTTAGTTATTTAATAGATATTCGATTGTATCTAAACTGGTAGGAGTGACCCACCCGTTTTGATTAAAAGCATTTGCAAAAAGTTTTAACAATTCCAGTTCCTCTGGTGTTATAAAATATTGAATTACCCTATTCTTCATATCTTCTGTAAGATGTGGTAATTCTATCACGCCTTTTGCAGGACTGGTTATTCGTAGTGATTGCAATTCTTCTCTAGAAAAACCAATCTTATTCTTAAGCGATATAACAAGCTTGATTTGTTCTATTGTTCCAGTCTCCGGCAATAACGCTTTTGTTATTATTACTCTGTCTAATACTGATAATTCCATTTCCTTATTCTTTTACTCGTAAATAACCATTTTCTACATAAACATAGCCGACGGCAGCATCAGCTGATTTTTTCCAAGAATTACTATACAATGTAAACCCTGTAGGAGTCGCTTGTATATTACCGTATATTGGAAGATTAGCCATTGAGGATCTATAAGTTGAAGTCAGCCCGTTTTTATTCATCACACAATAATAGTTATTAGTTGGATCCGAATTCGCGTTTTTAAACACACCTACAAATCCACCAGCTGATTCATCGGCACCAATTCTAACCAAACATTCGTCCTGAGCATTATACATCTGCATTACGATATTGTCAGTCTGATACTGATTAGATATTACCATTCTCAAACCATTAACTGCTGTTTGAAATGTACCATATATGTTAGCATTTGTAGCTATAAAATTTCCATCTTCATAAAGCCGTATTGGAGCATTATCTCTATTGGCATAATTGGCTCCTAACGCTATGCGTGGATGATCATCAGCATTACCATCTATGATACAGTTCCTGTTTTGGCTTTCTATAACCAGATCGGAGAACCACCAACCGGCAATATTGGCCTCTTCAATTAAAGCCAACCCTGTAGCGATACTCTCGAACTGTCCCTGGAATGCTTCCCAGTATGCGGACGACGTACCAGGTACTTTGTTTGAAAAAATGCCTGCTGTAGGTCTTGCCACCCAATACGTTTTATTTCCGGATGAATCCTCCGTATAAACCGCATCCACATGGGTATTCGATCCTGTATATTGTTTTGTCGAATCATATTTGCGCCTGAATGTCATGAAAGGACCTCTTGAACCGTCATCGCCCTTTTGACCTGTCACTTGAACAGGGGCAATGAAATCATTCTTATAAGTAATGCTTCCACCCTCGCTTATACGACCGTGGCATTCCGTTGCCCATACTATGCCTTCTCCGGTTGGAGGGTCAACAGACCATCCGGATGGCGGAGCCGATGTAGGTGTTGACGGGCGGGATGCTGATATTTTATACCAGCGGAATATAGACCAACCATCGAGTCCGTCTGTCCCGTCCGTTCCATCTGTCCCGTCTTTAGACCATTTGGCGAATATGGCAGGTGCACTCCAGTGACTCCAGCTGCCGTTTACTTTCTTCCGCTGCATGATCCATTCATATATATATTCGGATGTTACCCCTTGCGGTTCGGAAGTCCAGCCTGACGGGACATAATTGTCAACGTCGCTCCATGTGTATGACGGAGTAGCCAGTATTTTTGTTTGAGCATATACACTCTCAGTCTCCTTTCCGTCTTTCCCCCATTTAGACCACAGGTACACATCGGAGAATGCGCCCCATACGCCGTTTTTCTTTTCACGCTTGCACGACCATTCAAACGGGTTGTCGATATCCGGGCCCACCGGATCATCCGTCCAGTCGGAAGGCACATAATCATCCGTATTTTCAGAAGTAGCAGGTCTAGAAGGCTTGTCTTCCTCAGTCTGTGATCGCTTAAATATCCATTCCACATCGGTACCGTCTACGCCGTCGATTACACGGACAACGGTAAATACCTGTTCATAGGTTGCCAGCCCTTCACAGTTGATCTCCAGCTTTATTTCAGCTTTTTCTTCCGTTACACTGTGCACAACAACCAGCCCGTCCGTAACAGTAAATGTACACCCGGTACCTACGGCGTTTACGAGGTATTTACCGGTACCAAGCACTGTGCTGTATCTCAGCAGTTCCGTACCCTTTGTTACCTGTATCTTAGTCGTAATTCGGAAGTCCTGCGTAACTACCTGATCGGAACCGGTCACTACGTTATTGCCTCCGGAAACAACATCGACCTGCTCCGTCAAACCGTCTTTCGTATTATATACGGCACTGTAAGAAGACAGGACTACGGAGTAAGCGTCCAGACCTTTCAACCCGCCGTCCAATCCGGGCACATTCCAGACATTTCCACCAAAATAAACATTGTTCAGGTAAATAGATCCTTCTTTTAATGATTCCCCGTTTATTATCAGATCCGATAAATCGCCCCATTGCGATGAGACATTTTTATCAGGGTGTATCTCCCAGGTATTGACATTGCGAAGGAACTTGATATAAGTCCTGGTAGAATAAGCGGATTGCTGGCGTTCTTTTATGGTCGGGTTACCGTATACCGCATATTTCATCGATGCGCAAGGATGCACCGTCGTTCCCGGCTTTAACTCATATCTGAAATGCGCGTTATCTATAATCTCCACCGGGGTAAAATAAGCCGTCGAGAATCCGACCATGGTTTTAAATCCGGCACTGTCCGTACCGGATGCCACCTCGTTCCCTGTGAGGTTGTGGAAGATACCACGGCAGAAGTCGTTCAAATGCATGCCAGACAACTCGCCGTCTTCAAGTTTTAGAGTTACGATCTGATTCACCGTGTCGACGGACTCGATCAGGCCGAATGCTATGGCGTTCCAGGTTTCACCGGCGATAACATCTACGCGATTGAAGCGTAGTTCCGGAACATTCAGAAACTCCCAAAGCTGAAGGCTACGGGCTTCTATTTCTCCTTTCTCGTTTATGCGGGCTCCCGATCCTAAAAGGCCGCTGATAAAATCCCCGATATTAATTCCTCCTCTGGCAGTCAGGAGGTAATCCGTTCCATCCGGCTTATCCTTACGGATGAACTTATCTTCCATCTCTGTGACCCTCTTGTCATCTTCCTGCTTCGACTTTAAAGCCGAATAGATGTTGAAATCCGTAGGAATCGTTTCCTCGTCGGTTGATTTTATTATTTCAAGATTTGAACCACTACCTGATCCCGAACCGATATCTCCAATCTCTTCTTCCAGTTCTTTAACAACCGCATTTTTGATCGTATTATGGATCGCTCCATAGGTTGTGACTGTCGGTTTTGGATTATTCGGATCGAAGGCCGGAATAAGTACCCCCTCGGTAAGTTCTACCCTCGGAAATTCAGCTAACCGAGGGGGTAAAATAAAATCCGGAGATGACAGATCGGGAGCGACTAAGTTATCAGGGATATCATTCTCGTTTTTGACAAGGTTTAAATAGGTTGATACTTCTGCTAATTGCCAGGTAAAAGTATAGCTACTTGGTAATTCGTTCGAAACGTATGTCGCATTACTTTCTGTTACGACAATCTTCCGGATCGCAGTTGATTCATAAACATACTTAGCCCGACTAGGGAAAAAATCAAGTAGCCAATGACGAGAGTATTCATCCAGATATCCGGTATTCTTTACATACTTCCGTTCGGTATCTACTTGATACTCTTCCCGCACATCGCCAAATTCCGCAATTTTATGTTCATGCTCCGCATTCAGGTTGTTTGTTCCTGTCGCCCGAAAAGTATCTAAACCTCCTAAGCTATTTTCAAAAAGGTACCATTGTTCATCTTCTGACATTGGATTCGAAAAAGCGTATACCTGTGATTCGGACAATTTTGTACCGGACCTCTCTATCCATACTTCGTAATAAGACGGATAGGTGTTTCCAAGTTTACCGGCTATTACCGAGTATTGCAGGTTCATTGTCGTAGCATGACCGGCAACACAAGTCCCCAGCGAAATTACTGTTGTTGATTTGTCCGGATACGTCGCTTTGAGTTTCGCGGTACATTCTTCTACAGCATAATAGGTTAGCCATTCAGGAGAATAATAGGTAACAGGCTTAACTCGCGGTTGCCAGGTTAGAAAATGCAGTTTCAGCCAGTTAGTTGCCGTATCCGCCAGATTGGCCACACCACCACGAACAACCCTAAAGTTATATTCTGTTCCATCAATTACGGCTGTAAATGTTTCTGCCAAGTTGGGCTGAACATAGAATAACGATCCGGCATCCAGATTGTAACTCAATTGTCCTTCGATAACCTCTTTCAAATCAATCCTGACCATGAGGTCGGGACCTGGCTCATAACTCTGCTCCAATAAAGTTTGATTCCCTTTTTTCAAAATAAAGGATATCAAACCGGTCGAGGATAACAGAAATTGATTCATGTTACCGGAGAGATTCAGTGCATCAGGTTTATTTAAAACTCCTGCCATTATTCATTTTTTCAGCAAATGTATTTGTGACTAACGGATAGGTAAAGGACAATTACCACTCCCTTAGAACAGGCTCTAACCATACAGTTAATGTTCCTTCTATTTTATCAACCAAAATCGGAATTTTCCCTGCTAAACGAATCTCTATAGCAAACCAACAGGCATGCGTCTCCACATGGTATCTTCCTCCTCGTCTGTATTCTTCTTCTGTGGGAGGTGGAAAAAACGATATCGGAGCTTGTTCTTTCAACTGCATCCAATTGTATTGACTTCCTACGCTATTCGACCAGGCACGTCTCCAACTGTATTTAGAAGACGGAAAATATTCTGATTCAGACTTAGCCGAAGAAACCGGGTTATACAATTTCGTTGTCAAAAAAGTACATTCGGTTGGAACATTCTTACCTATGTTGTACTTGATTATATTTGGTAATAGTTCCTGATTGTTTATAATTACTTTTTCATGGGCTGATATATTAAGTTTATCAATATCAGACAAAAGCATTTTCGTTGTAACAGGACGCATCGAGTTACGGAGCATATCATCATATTTACGCCAAAATTTTTCATATAATCCATCCGGGCCATTGTATGCTAGTGAATAATCCCAGATTCTATCTCGCGTATCCAAGTAGGCATAGATCGTACCTGAATCAAATCGGGAAGTTCTATGAGCTGTAAAACACAGCATAGGCTTTAACTCTGAATTTTCCTGAGTTGAGTTTTCAGTGTTATTGCCTTGTGTAGGATCATTACTCCATACTATTTTAGAATTTATGGCTCTGGTCGTTTCAATATAAGGGGCAACCCCACTTGATAATGTTTCAAATTCTATACTAACAAGTGTATCCGGTGATTCCTTTTTTTCAACTTCCAACGTACCACCAGCATAATAGCCACAATTTAAAGTACCAACTTTTTCTATCACATAATCAACAGCAGAAAACCCTTCCCGAATAATCCACCCTCTTGTCAAATCAATAAAAGCTTCCGGATACATAGCAGCTATTTCATAAACCGACTTTGAAAGATAGTCTGGCGTTACAGAAACAAGTTTTCCTTCATCATAATTATAAGTCAATGTAGCTCCTTTCTCTGCTGATAACTTCACCTGCTTGTATTTACCCCCGTGGTTGATACTAATTGGAGCCGTCAGCAATCTTGTTAGATCCTGACTTGCATTATCATCAGCGACCTCATTAAACAGTACAATTTTGACACTTCGCCGGGCTTCGTCCGGAATAAACTCACAACAAAATTTGTAACGAAATATATCTAATATCGTCGAAATATTACAACTCGGAACAATCTGATCGTAACGTATTTCGGCATTGACTATAGTATCAATGTTGTTATTCAAAAATACCATCGACTTAAACGGCTCTGTTCGGGAAAAGAAACTTTCTTCAAGCGTATAGCCCAAATACTTAAAAACCTCCTCCAATAAATGTATTGCTTTAATAAACGGAGTAATATAATACCCGGCCGGAGTTGAGACCGTCTTATCATCAACAGTCTCTTCCCGGTACTGTTCATTCCACAGGGTATAATAGCCGTCCGGCTTAATAGGACCGCTAACTCTGTTCAGGCAAATTATCTCGCCATTATCATGACTTTCTGCCAAGACAGGAAAACAGGAAAAGCGAGGATCTGGAGTAATCATTAACGAGCGGACAAAGTTGATCGCAATGGTAAGCGATGAAAATTTAACGACTTTATCTTTAAAGACAGTTGTTAATTGTACATCTTTCATTTTCTCATAAAAAGATCCGATGTTAAGGAAAAAAGATGTATCAATGCCATCTTTCCGACTAGCAGATAGAATAGCCTGTCGGCAACGGATTGAATAAATACCATCTTGAATCGTCGCATCTGCCCGCGATGGCATCTTGTTTACCCCAGCCATATCATCAGGAAAACCAAGTATCTTACGATTATACTCATCCGAAGGAAGTTTTACCGGAAGCGACTGCTCTCCATACTCATTAAAAAACGGATTGCTACGTTCCATTTCCAACACGGTGCCAGGATTCAATTTTAATTCTTTACCAGAAGAATGTACAATTTTCATGATTTACTACCTATTTTACGAGATTCTTCCAAACGATTCTGCATTTTTTGAAACTCTGAATATATAATATAAGCTTTAAGACCACCTTCCCTATCGATCTTTAACAGGAGATCATACAATTTATTTATTGCATCGAATCCAACAATACTTGTTGATGGAGTAAGAATTTCCTTCATTGGGGCAGAAGACGGTACTGATGTTGAAATCGAGCCACCAGATTCAAAACCAGCCAGACGTTGCCGCATTAATTGATTCATATCAACTGTCCGAATGACTCCCTTCTCTTGAGCTTCATTAAGTACATTAATAAAAGGTCGCACTGTCGGATTTTCTAATGCATCATTACTAGCAACCCATTCTTTGCTCTTTCCAACAGGTCCCTCGCCTACAATAACTGTAGGGCGATCTATAAATCCACGTTTATTCGGATCCAGAACCGCATCAAACCTTTTTCCATCTTGAGCACGAACAATATCAACATAACCACCAGACTCACGTCCTATAGCAACACGAGTCCCAGTTCCAGATCCAGTTCCGCCAGCTCCTTCAACAGTCATGGCCATTACCTTTTTTCTCTCAGCATTAGCTGTTGCGATTTGGGCTGCACCAGTTGCAGTTAACATTGCTGCAGCAATCGCTCCTGCTATGGGACCGAGCTGAGCGAAAGCCTGCATGATTGAAACCGCTGTGTTTGCGATAATTTCCGAAACCTTAATGGCAAAATTGACATTGGCATATTTTTTCTGTACGGCTAGTTTTTTATTCTCCTTCTCCTTTTCAAGACGAGCCACTTCTTCTGAATTCTCTCCGGCACGCTGTATTTCAGCATCGTATTTAGCATCAATATTAGCTAATTCCGCTTCCTGCAGAGCAGATATTGCTCCTGAAAAAAGCTGACTATAATAATCATAGTATGCCTTCAGATGGGCTATTCTTTTATCAAGTATAGCCTGTTGATATTCCTCTTCATCTAAAAGGCCCGCCTCTCTCTGATCTTTTAATAAATCCAACTCAATCTCATGTTGTTCTTGCATTGACAACAATCCATTCTGCTGGCGTATTTGATTACGTCGGTCTTCAGCTTCCTGCAAAATATTAGTTCGAGCACGTTCAAATGCCTGGTCCAACTCTAATGTGTCCATGTTGGCTTCTTGAGCCATTTCTTTCCGGGCATTGTAGGATGCTTCTAAAACTTTTAGTTGAAGATCAGTGTCCTCCCCAACTGTCGTCAGCTTAAATTCCGCTTTGAAATCCTTAACTAGATTTTGAAGAGTCTTTTGCTGGGCTGCACGAGCCTGAGCGGCAGCCAGGTCCGCTGTCATCACTTCTTCATTGGCAGTCGACACAGCTTGGGCCTTTATTGTCCCTGAAGATAATTCGAGCGAAATAATATCTGATTGATAGTCCTGATATATTTTAAGGCGAGATTCCGAAGATGTAGTATCAAGGCTTAACATCAAAGCGTCATACTGTTGTTGTGTAATTTGTTTTTCAGCAAGCCCCTTCTCAAAAACAATCTGCTGTGTTTTATATGATTGAGATTCTAACTTGAGCCTCTTATCCCGATTGTCTTTGAGTACACTAATCATTTCCTGATCCCGTTTCTGTTGAGTTTCGATCAAGGATGCTTGAGCCGCATTTATTTCCTTGGAAATATCAGCCTGCAATTTCGGATCCGAAGATTTTTTTTGATAATCCTGTAGTAATTTTAAACGTTCCTGGTAAAACTTAGTATCAGCACTAAGACGCTGCAAATTGTAAAATTGCTCAGTCTGGCCGAATTGTATCTGAGTGTTTTTTAAGGTAGTTAATTCCGCTTGATGAGCATTCTCTTGTTCTTTCAACTTCAACTCTAATGCCGATTTAGTTTTCTTAGGGTCATCTGGGGTTTTATCTTCTTTAAATTTATGATCATAGATTTCCTGAGCTATTTCAACATACTTATCTGCAGCATCTTTATTTGCCTTAATGTATGCATCTAATTGCTCCTTGGTCATATTATTGAATTCAGCTCGTTTTTGTATGACTTGCTTTTGATTTTCCACCTGTTCACGAAGAGTTTCTCCAGAAAGTCTTTTTATCGTTTCTTCTGCGCCTTGAATCTTCGCACCACACTCTTGAATTAATTGAACCTTTTCATTTATTTCTTCCTCAGTAAAGGGAAGCAAAAACATATCACCGGTCTTTCGATCCGTCTTATATCGACCACCAGTAGCTAGTTCTTTTTCTAATTTTTGTTTTAGTTGTTTAGCAGATTCTATATCATCCTCCGCTTTCTGAATAGTTTCTGCATGGATATACTTTAATCGATTCTGTTCTGCTTCAAGGAATTGATGCACTTTCTCGGTATTAATCGCAATTGCGTTTCCATATTCATCGAAAGCAGTAATTGCACCTGGAACAATATTCGCTAAACTACTAATAGTTCTATTCAACTCTTCATGCTCTTCCTTTGACAGGGTCGTCTTAGCTTTCAACTCTTCGTACCTTGAAATTAAAGAAGGAAGTTTCGTTTCTAATGATACAACTCTATCAAATTGTTCCTGATAACTTTCATTTAACGGAGTAAATACATCTGACAATTTTTGGGCATTTTTTGACAAGAAAGAAAACAGAGACTTAAATGTCGGCTCCAGGCGAGCTCCTATTTTATTAGCCAAACCATCCAAAACGTCTGACAAATTAGAAGAACGACCTTCCAGTTCCTCCATCTGGATAGCCATACTCCCCTGTACTCCCTTCAAATCACCTAAAGAATATAAGTAATCGGTGATAGCTTTCTCTGAGAATTTAACTTCTGATGTAACACCCTTGAAAGAGAATTTAATCTTGTCATTTTCTTTACTTGCCTTAATACCAAATTCTTTTAACCTTTCGAATTCTCCGGTCATCGCATCCAACACGGCTTCAATATACTGATCCAGAGATTTTCCTTGAGAACTAGCAACATCCCCCATTTTTATCAATTCCTCTCTTGTCGGAATAATACCACGATTCACAAGTTTAATATATCCTTCAGTTAACTCTTGCAACTGATATGGAGTATCCGAAGCTAGTTGTTTCAACATGGTCATGACAGCAGCGGCCTTCTCTGAGCTTTGGAACGTATTTCGAAGAACGGCTTCATATTTTGCAAACTCTTTCCTGACATTATAAACCGTGACCACCCCATCTTTGAGATAAGCAAAGAATTTTAATGCAAGGAAAGCTTTCACAGCCATCGTTGCTTTTGATATGGATCCGGAGAGAGTATCACCAGTCTGTTGACCATTCGATCGCAACTCGTTCATCCGGGACTTAACAGCCAATAATGATTTCTCTAGCTTCTTATACTCTGCCGGCGATGTAGCTTCCGCTGTATGATCCAACTGATATTGTAATTCTTTAGCTTTCTTCCGGAGCTGGGCCATTGTTAGCGAGGTCAATCCAAGCGTTTTCTCCAGCTCTGTTATTTTTTTCTTATTAAGAACAAGTTTGGTATTATTCTTCTCGACTTCAGCCGACAGGTTTTTATACTCCTGAGAGTCTTTTTTTCCGGCAGCAACGAGCTCGGTCATCTTAGCCTTCAAGTCCTTGTTGGTGGACGCTAGCTGTTTATTTTCTTTATCGAGTTTACGCACAGACTGTTGTGCCTCCGTAGAATCAATTGAGAGTATCCACTTTAATTCGTCTTCGGTAAGTTTCTTTTTTGCCATACTGACTGCTTTTTCCGCGAAAGTAGCAGGCTGTTTTTTCAGGATAAAGGACAACTACTTGCCTGAATCCGCCTCTTGAAGTTGCAGTCCGATCTTCTTCCGAATTTCCTCTGTCAGCCCATATCGGAGATCGGGCATAGTTTCATGATAGAGGACACCAAAAATAACACGATTGTATAGAGCTAACTTACTACGAGTTTCCATCTGATCTTTACGATATCGTATATCCAGGAAGCGGAGATATGGGAATATCCGCATATAAAATGTCTGATTAACCCCAACTTCAGAAAAATTGAATGGCCGTCGTGCGAGGAAGTTGGCAAGCTGGCCGGTTCCTCCAGGAAATACTTCACGAACAACCTGCTCTTGAGTATTGTATATTACATTTACATCTCGACTAACAATCTGAGAAATAAACTCCTTTTTTATTAAATCGTCCGTTATCATAAATCTTTTTCAACAAAGGTAAATGCCCTGGATCCGGATGAAAAGGACATAAAAAAACTGCGAGACCATATCAGCACTCGCAGTTTTCTCTTTTTTATTTTTCAATCAGCAGCCATTTGAATCGGAGTCCAGACGTTCCGCGAGGAGCGCGGAACACGAAGCCGGCTTCGAACATGGCATCATATACATCCTGCGCCGATGCAGCACACGATGGATTTAACTCATTGATAGCATCGGCTACTTCCTTCGTTGACAATTTGTGTGTAGCCTTATTCTCGTCATCCGTCATAGCAAAACGCGCTTTGATAGCTTCAATGTAAATACTCAAGTCTTTTTTATCACTCATGCCACTTTCCTCCTTTCGTTACAGTAAATTTTCTATTTTCACAAACCTTTCGGGCTTTTACCAATTCAGTTAAGGACTGTATATTACGGTCTTGTAATGCAGAAGCCCTTGTCATTTGGAGGATATATTCAAACACCTCTTTGTGCATTGTTATCAATGTTGACTCATTCATTTTGACCTCCTTTCTTTACTGAACTATAAATAGCACAAGCCGGGATCAACAATAATGGACACAACAAAGATAATGCACACGTTAGCACAAGTGTATACATTTTGGCTTCATAAATACTTTTGCATGGGGTAATTTCGCCAGGTACAGAGTTAAAGAGCTTCTGGATAGTAATCCAGGAAAAAAGATTTGATACTTGTACTCGTTTCCGACTTTCGGTAACAGGTACGGTTAATGAATTTGACTTCATACTACTATGGGTTTTTAGCATTTGGTAGAAAACAGTCCTACCAGCTGAAGTACAAGAACGGCTGCACTTTCCCGTTTCGCTAAAAACCCACAGTAGTTCACTCCGAAGAGACTAAATGTGTTGGGAAAGGCAGCCGCCTATATCGTCACAACAGGGCATAAAAAAAGCCCTAACAAAGTTGAGCATTATCCGTCACTCTTCGGTTTAGTGAAGCCCTCACTATGGGTTTTTAGCACTGCAAATATGGTGAAATTTTTTGATATTTACAATGTATTTCCTAGAAATCTATTCTAATTTCTATCCATGGAGCATCTTTACCAGGGTTGGTTGCATATACATAAGCATCGTTATCAGAGTATTGTAAAAGGATTTCTTTTACAAGCGAACAGTATTTGGCTGGAACATAACCAATGTGAGTGTGTTCAAGAGTCAGTACTTTTATTGCATTAGAATCATATTCATTATCTGGATCTTCTTCTAAAAGGATTACATCACCGGGGGATAGTGCCCTGGCTTCTTTTTGTTCTTCGTGGTTTCTATATACCAAACCAACATTTGTAAAAATAAATCGATTAATGTATATACGAGAGGGCATACTATTTTGTTCTTTCTCTTCAGTAGATTTTTTAAGATTAGTTGCCATCCATAACATAAGACAGACAGCGATTATCGCCATTACTGGGATTACTATGACAGAAAACTCTGTTTGTGTTTCGAAGGCTAACCAACCTGATACTCCTAATGCAAAAATTACGGCTAATATCCAAAGTATTAATTTCATAATATATTGTCAGTTTATATTTGAGTGCTTAAAATATAATGAAAAATAGAACCTCTATTCATACCGGAGGTTTCCGGTATCGCATAAGTTTGTTCCAATTTCCAACCTTGTTTAGCCATGTAATTGAGGGCATCAACCATGGTTGAAAACTTGACAGTTTTAATTTTGTCGGCCTGTGGTTTAATTGCATCATCGATATTTTCTCCGAAAACTATTTCGATTTTAACTTTATCGCCTTTGAAGTTTCCGTCACCAACGATTTCACAATAAACTTTTTTTTCTTGTGCAAACGCACTTACGCTAATCATAGCAACAAATAGGATACAGAATAAATGTTTCATTTTGTTTCTAAATTTGATTGTTAAAGGCTGCAAGTATGCAAAAGTTTCCTATATATGCAAAAAAAGCCCTTCCTAATTAAAGAAAGGGCCTCATTTGTTGTTAAACAATATAATAATCTTTTGCTTATTATGCAAAAATTAAATATGAGTATAGCTCTTTCGTCTTTTCTTGCTTCAATAAAAAGTATAATAAAAAAGGCTTCCAACACGTGGAAGCCCTTCTGTCTTAGAGACTTTGATTGATTGATTTTGATATTTCCGAAATTTTTAGTCCTATATCCTTTAAAGAATCGGCTAAAATCATCAGTTCATTTTCTGTGAAAGTTGCAGGTTTACCATTAACAAGTGTTCCATTTATTCTCTGGTACAGCCAACTTCGATCTTTCTTAAAATATTCTTGTGCAATATAAGATAAAGAAACGACATCTTGTACTTCTGATATCATCTTTTTTATATCCACATCTGGACGTTTCCTCCATTTCTTCATTTGCTGACGCAAATATGCTCCAGCTTCCCGACGTTCCTCAGGTGTTGTAGCCTGCTTTCTCGCTTCTGCAAACAGTTTATCAAACACCTCAGAACCTTCCTTTGTACGCAGGAGATGCATATTTCTAACCATCTCATCTATTTTATTCTTCAATTCGTCGGTCATTGTTCAGTCATTTTTGGATTCAACAAACTTAAAGAGAACAGAGGCTTCTCATTGACGTTTGTAAAAGGCGGTCCCCAAAGGGACCACCTAAAACTTTCACTCTTTTTCCAAGTTATTCGCCAACATCATAACTGTAGAATAAACTTGTTCCAAGAATTCCGATTCTGAAAACCACTCATCTTCAATAAGCTCCTTTTCATTTCGGAAGAGGAATCTCAAATAATCAAGCATTTCCTCCCGGTCATTTAGACCGTCAATCAAATCAAACATCTCTGTCTCTCTAAGACAATGCAAATATAATAATCATTTGCTGATTATACAACTTTCGAAGAAATTATTTTGAAAATATTATAGCGGTACTAGGTGATGCCTGTATGCAGGTGTTGAATGGATCCATAAAAAAAGATGCTCTCTTTTGACGTAAAGCATCTTTTTCGGTGGAAATCAATAGTTATAAACCTTTAGCTTAGTTTTGCATAATCATATTTTAGCAAATCTTCAAGGAAATGATCTGGACTATCCGTCCGGACAGTTTGTCCAGACATTTGCATAAAGCGATCGGCGAAATTAACCATGTATTCGGCATCGGTACAATCGAAATCGAAACGGCTACTTTCGCGCAATTTCGTAACAAAGTCTGAAGCGCAGGTGGCGGTAATCGTACCGCCGTCCTGCAAGGAAAAAATTCTACTTTCCATTAGCTATTTAATTTTTTAGTTCGTAATCTGAAAAAGCTTTTTTGTTCATCGCTTAGGAATGGGATATCATTCAAGACCGTTCCGGAGGCAATGGGTTGTTGTTGAGCAAAGGTAACCAAACCATTCAAAAATAAAACCCAATTGCTAATTTTATCGTAATTGATTGATCCGGCATGCTGGCGGAACTCTATTGTTTTGTGGCGGCTGTAGCTTTGAGGGTTCACTTTAAAATACCGAGTATTTTCAAAAGCTACCTGCTGGAGGTTATCTATACTTTGTGCGTTATTTATTTTTTGCTCTGTTATATTTCTCAGGCTACGGCAATAATTGTTGTTCCGGCGTGATTCCGGCATAAACTTATCTATTACCGATTCTATATGTTTGTAGGATATAGCGATGTTTTTCCACGTTTGAAGGCTAAAGTTTGCCGCGTCAAAATGAATATGAAGGCCGCAAGAAGCATTTACTTTTACACCGCATGCGTCAAGTACCCAGCATACTTTTTTTAATTCTTTCAATCCGTTTTGTCCCTCTAATACAGGACTCACAAGTTCAAAAGTATTATTGCCGGAAAGGCTTGAGTCGGTGACCAATTTCCAATGATTTCGTGTTGTATGATTGTAATTTTCGGCAGAAACCTGTATGCCTTCTTCCCTTAAAGCGTCTACCAAAACGTCCATCCGGCAGTTGTAAGCTTCAATTTCAATCCCGAAGCGACGGTTGAAAGTGTAATCTAATACCGGTAATGCGGTCGGACGTTCCGGCTGATGGGCAAGGTTCATACGAGCGTAAACATTTTGTACGAAACCGTAGTTTCCGTTCGTTACCAGGTCAGCTACCTGTCGGCGTGTGAGGCCAAGCATAAGAAGTTGCTGAATTTTACGAGTCTTAGTCGTTGTCTGTGCTAAAATATTTGCAATTTGCTGTTCCATAACTTATTGATTTCCTTTGTTTTATTATACTGCTAAGGTAACACTATAGTCACGGACACGCAAGTTATAACGAGTTTATATTCAATACTTTAGCTTTGTTTATCTTTCAAAATCAAGTATTTAGTTAGCCAAACAGGATGCAGGCCATACCTGATACAGATCGCTAATTTCAAGAGTTTTGCCAAAACAGACAAAATACAATGCCTGCTATCAGGCAATTACTGAATGCAGGCATAACCTAGTACCGCTACCATATAACAAAATAACCACCCTACTCTCTCAAGCAAGGTGGTCCAAGCTAACTAAAATCTAATACCATGAAAAACACACTACTTAATACTAATATTTAGCCTTATAAACTTATATATTCCATAGGCTATACCAAATAAGAGAATGCCGGATATGACTCCGATGGCCCAGCCACCAATATCCATTTTTGTTTGCTGCCACTTAGATAATGCTTTTTCAACAGGATAGGGTTCCCGGATAGTATCATGTACAGAGATCGTATCATGTACAAAACGATCACAATAAATGTAACGATACAGATATTCCCTAATCGTATCACCATTAACATATATATTAGTTGAATCGTGGATATAAAAAGAATCACGTAAATATTTGTCCCGATATTCCGTCCGGACGGATTCAACTGGTATATACATCGTCCGGGTACAGGCTACCAGGCAAAAGGTAATACACAGATATAATATCGTTCCAGTCACAAGGCGTCCCATCCGGCTTCCACTTCTGACATGATTGCGGGGACTCCATTCTCAACTAAGCTGATAGCTGCTGCCATCGCACACATGATGGACTTTTCGTCCGGATCCGGAACGAAAGTTGTAGGGACTTGCATTTCCCGGCTTACACGTATGATGTAGCCGGATGTGTTGTTTTCGTGCTCCGGAGCCCACCGGCGGATATAGTCGGCGATGGTGCGGCAACCATGTAACTTGTGGTAATTACGCAGTAATTTCAGTAATGCCCGGTAGCCGGATGCCCGGTCTTTGAACTCTTCAAAAGTAAAATCTTTTTTGCTGGCAATATCTACTTCGCCCTGCCATTTTACGCTGTTGTTATTGCGGATGTTTCCGGGGTTGTTGTTCCGGAGACCGCGCGGTAATTTTTCTGTACTCATTGATGTTCCTCCTCTAATTTTTTGAATGGGTCGGCGCTGATGGGTGGCTTACGTTGACCACATTCTAATTTTTCGCATTTCCACAGCTTTAAAATAGCATTGTTTGTTGTCAGTCTGTTTGTTATATTCCGAGCCTCTGTTAGATCATCATACAACTTATCAATCAAACGGTTTTGCTTGGATTCCTCCTCTCTGCTTTGTATAAATAGCTCTTTCCATTGTTCACTAACCTTTGCTTCATTTTCCAGTTCAGCCGAGCGACGCTTCTGTGGTAGTAATACGATGGCAGCAACACCGCCACCGCCGATAAATGTCAAAAAAGCCAAGCCTATTGATGTCCAGTCCATACTATGTTTTAATTTTTTCAATACAAAATTGCTCTATTTCTCCCTTTACATAAAGGACAATTACTTACGCTTAACCCCAAACGTATCAAATGCCTCCCGATTAAAGAGCATGGTCCAACCAATACTGGATAGTTCTCTAGCAACAAACGGAGTTAGAGTATGATTGCGAGAGACATCCTTCAACCAGTATCGTTCTCGTTGCTCATTAATCATTCGGTTCCGGATTGTAGTGATATAAGCCAGACAACGATCCGAGATAAGGAGTTGTTCCATCAGGTCGCCAGAGAACTCCTTCAACTTGTAAGCTACCGTAATGGCCAGCCGGGCAGAATCTGTCATCCGGTTGCTATTATCGGTTCCACATTCTATTTCCCCATAATCGACAAAGAGGTAGCTTCCGGTCAAGTTATTGACACGGCTACTAACAGCATCGAAATTAGGGCCGAATATGTAGTTTCCGATTTCCGGGACGATCGCTTCGTCCGGTAATGCGAGTGTAGCGGCATGCAATTCATCATATCCAGGGATATAACTTCGCCCTTTATTAAACAAGGAGCCAAAAGCATCGTGCGACGGAAACCTGGCGAAATAGAGAAACAGTTCGATTAATAAAGATGTGTTCATATTATTTGTTTGATTGTTTTGATGGATAATCCGGTTTTGTCTGATATCTCGACCAAATCGATGCCGGCCTCGTTCATCGCCGTAACACTTTCGATCAGCTTCTTACGTAGGATTGTCAAGTATTTGATGACAGGCATTTGTTCGATGACGTCCACATTCCCCAAGCCATCCGCCGAAAGGTTGTACAGACTCTCAGCCATGCCAATCGAAATGGCTGGCTTATGTTCTTTCGGTTTTCGCATATACAAAATATTGAAAGGAGTCCGAGTAAAAAGGTAATTGGAGAACGCCTGAAAGTTCAGACAAATACCTTGAAGCAAAACCGGATCCAGAGAAGCAAAGCCTTTAGCTAGTGAATGAGCCGCTTCAGAAGTATAAGTTCCTGGACAATACAAGATGGCAGCCATTATCGGAAGTTTCTCTATCGGACAACCAATTAAGTCATAGGCCTCAATAAACTGGATGGTGGAGAGAGAACAGGTTAATGTATCGAAACCTGTCTGTATCATGTAGGACTTATAGACTTGTCCGTTAACAGAGATTACAGGTACTAATTGTGCCAGGAAACAGTTATTGATATGCTGCGGATCCTTAAAAATAAAATCTATCTGTTCGGAAAGGAGATACATATTTTCATTGGCTGAAGTACCTTTTATTTTTTTCGGATTCAAATTCAAAGCCTTGCATATATAAGCTATGTGCAGCGAACGATAGGATATCTGCCCGGCCGTATATTGCTGCAGTAATTCACAGACCGACAAATACAAATCTGGAGTAAGCAATTCCCAGCGATTTGGAATACTATATTCTCCAAAATAAGTTTCAAAAACGATTGCTGGAGCATTCATGACATTAGGAATATTTTATCGCTTTCGCGGTTATAAGATGTTGTGGAGTCAATACTTCCAGACTCAGGTTCAGTCAAGGCTAGATCTATTGCTTTAATTGTTTCCATTGCCTGAGATTGCAGAGTGGCAGCCAAACCTAATTGACCGTTTCTTTCATCCGTTCCATTTCTTGACGACTTCTGCTCGTCGAACAAACTGCGGATGGTGGCCGGAAACTCAATGATATCGAAGCGGCATAAAGCTACCGATATAACCAGCATGGCCAATGCCCGCTTCAGTTTTACTTCGAACTCTGCTTTCCGGTCTTCTATGCTAGTAAAATAGCCACCAATCGTATCGTCGAGCACCTCACGCTGTATTGCGATCGTACGAAAGAAAAATAGGTAGGACATATCTATTCCGTACAAGCTGTTAAACTCAGCAGTAGTCTTTATCCGCAGTCTGTCCATATACTGGAAGTCTGTTGTTTTACGCCAGGCTTCTTGATAGGCTTCATTGGTATCTAGTTCGTTAATAAGGGAATCCATCGCATTAAAATAATTGTCGATATATTGTCGACGCATATTTTCCAATTCGTACTTATACACGTCAGCACCACCAGACATCCGCTTGGCAATGGTAGAAAAGATGACGGCTTTGTGCATAGTCAAGTTACCAAAGGCCAGTTTTAGATGATGCCAGGCTTCAGATTCCTTGTCCTCTATAATGGACTTCCAGATAGAAGGTGTAATAATTCCTTGTATCTGCTTTCGTGCGCCGATAGCAGAGGGATTGATTTCTTCCAGCTCAATATCGCTGCCCACATAAGGCACATATTCTCGTAAGTCGGTGATATGATCAAACAATTCGGTTAATACATTATAACTCATGGTTGTTGTTTATTTAGTCTGTCATTGGGTGAAACTTCTTCCTGGCGTGCCGGTACTTCACGATAAAAACCAATCCGGAAGCCTTGTTTGTATAATTCAGGGAAATTGACCTGTAGGACAAGGTTGAACGGTTCGCAGCACTTCTCATCGTCAGGTGTGAGCGTTTGCAGATAAAGTAAGTAGTTGTAATACACATCAGCTCCAGACTTGGATATCACCCCGTCTTTACTCACGCTTGAGATGGATGAGTCCAGACCTACAGCACCCAGTAGAACTTCGTCTACCCGCTTGTCGTATTCGATCAGGGATGAAATGTATTCTTTGTATTTCAAATCAATTGTTTCTATTTTCCACCGTTCTTCCTCATTCCCTTGGCCACTCCTAAAGGAAAAAGTGGAAAAAGCTTTTCCCTGGTTCTTCTTTCCGGACAAATACGCAGACAATCGACGTAATTCTTCCTGTGTGTAGAGAACGATCAATGATTCCCGGTATTCCGTACCGATCTCGATATCGTTGTATTTGACCAACTCCTTACCATCTTTCTTACGAAGTTTATTCTCTTCACACAGAGCCTTGATTTGTTTACGCTTAGACTCAACCCAGGCATTTGGAATAATAACATGGATTTTAGCAGCCAAGCTATTGTTCAGAAATGAGTCGATAAATTCAGGGAGCTCGTTTGATGTTTTGATGTGGGTTTTCACCCCTTCGTGCGTTTCATTCTCACCATAATGATTTCCTACTGAGCTTTCCCGATGATGGGATATCGCCGCAAACTGATAATTCCCGACTTCATTGATCCGAAACAACGGATATACCTTGTATTTGGCCGCTCCATAGTTCCAGTTTCCCATAACGACAAATCTAAAGTCGTTGTACAGAACGATATCTTCAGCCACATCTTGCTTGAGAGTCGCTAGGCGGCAATGTTTATTTTCCACAAGTTCCAGCCCCGCCACGGGCATACGACCAATCGCTTTCCCCTTGGACATACGCCATTTCACAAAATAATCCCGAAAAAAATAATACCGTTTGATGATGGCCAAACCAAAATCTTTATAAGACATTTCCATGCCGTTTGTCAACCAACTATCCAGCCAGTCCTGAATAGCCGGGACATCGGTCCATTCCCTTACGATCTTATTGTCCTGTAGCTTTTCCTTATATATGCGTGGTCCTTTGCCATACAGCATATTGACCTGCTTACTGATTAAGCGAGGCAACAGTCTATTGTTTTTAATATCGACTTCAATACGTTCGCACTTGCGGTTATCGGTCCCACGAGAATACACGTTATAGCCATCCACATTAAGCCATCGGTACTGTATATTCCTATTGTAACCTGTAATGGGCATAGTGTCTTGCTCCATCTCCCGCACTAGGCTGCTACCGGGATTGGTACCCACTTGAAAGGTAATTACATTGTTGTCGTCCAGGTAACAACCTAGGTTACCCCACATATCCAGCTTATTCATAGCCAATCTATCTTATGTAGTTTAAATCCATCCTGAGGAAAGCCCATATACCGGATCAATATGCGATAACATGATTTAGGTTTACCATCTGCATCAACAAAGAGGAACAGGTTGTCGCTATCTACCTGAAAACGTTCCTGCGGTAACTGTGCTCTATACTTACATCCAGCTTTGGTAACAAGTTTCGCAGAAGCTTGCCCCCTTGCTCTTGAGTAAGGATAGAAGGCGATAGTAAAGCATCCATCCGGTAGCTTCGATATCTCCCGCGCCCATTGCAATGCGTGCATTCCTGTTATCGTTTCCATGCCCAAATGTATGTGGCTGCGACGGGGAGGGAAAGGACACGACAGGGCTGCTGTCATATTTCCCGGAACCGCCGACCGAGTGCAACTCAAGGCGACTACTCAGCGTGGCGTAATAAATACAGCCTTTTGCAAAAAGTCTATTTTATTTTTGAAGTCATACAATATCTGATTTACAGATTTATAGATATGTTTTCAATGTCAAAACATACAATTATTATAGAGTGAAACAACCATTATTATATTTACTAGTAATATTTATAGCATCATATTATCAGGCAAATCATCCGGCATTGTACTATATTCGCTTGGCATTCGTTCATAGTAAAGACCATGAAGCAGGTAAATAAGTGCCGACGGAAGCTGTGTTGTTAGTCCGGCCTGGTACTTGATTGGCACTTTCTTCTCGCTTGTTTTATCCAACTCGATACGACCGTCGGTTTTCTTGCGAGGCGATAGCATAATAGAACTGCATAAGTTCGGACACTCGTTTTCGTCTACCAGCACGCGCGGGAATGAATTGGATTGCTCACCGAAAATAAGTAGTAACAGTTTAAACTGCATCCAGTAGTAAATTGTGCTCTGTCCTTCATTCATTAATTCAACAGAGAAACCGTAACTTTCTAGTTCTCTTTTCAGTAGGCGGGCGTCGGTCGTTATCTGCTCATAATCTTCTTTCTTTTTGTTACCGGCGCGGTCGTAGTACAGACGGATGCGTTTGTTTTTGGCATCTGAGCCGAAGAACTCATGGATGGCGGCTGCAAGTTCCGGTTGTTGAGAAGGATAGTAGCAGGTGAACTCTTTTAAGATACGAAGCTCTGTGCCTTGCTTTCGTTCCTGGGCGGCTACCACACTGGAGAAGTGCCCGGGGTCATAACCGAGCAGGATTTCTTCGCGCGGATCGTAGTACTTCAAGTAGAAAGCGGTCAAGCGAAAGTGTTCTTTCAAATCCAGGCGCATGATACTGGCATATTTGTAGCTGTCGGTAAACTGGTGTCGGCGGGGGACGTAGTTGGCAAAGAAACGGTCTACCACAGCTTTTTTGCGGATAGCGCAGATGGCGGTAAGGAATTCATCAATATCAAGGCTATCCAGCTGAGTTTTGAAAAATTTAGGACCTAAGATATCTTTGTTCACAAAGGAACTGGCGCGAATATAATATGTTGCATACCGGCGCATATCGGCCAGGCGAGGTTTCCAAAGCGCGATGGTTCGTTTTTGTTTTTCGATATCCAGACGCAGCTTTTCCAGTAATACAGGGTTCTTTTCTTCTCGGGAGAGAGCATCGGCGCGGTACATGACAGCCAGTGCCTGATTGATGTGGAGCGATACGGTAACGATCTCTTCGATAAGATCTAGATTCACGTTGTGTTCATATTCCTCGAACCAGTTATCTTCACCTAGATCTACGCGGGCGGTATCGGATACGCCGGTAATGCCTTGGTAGTATTGGCTAGCACGTATCTCAGCACTGGATCCACGAAGGGAAGGAAACAGGCGGCTTTTCAGCTTCTCGCCTTTCTGGTGTTTCATTTCTTCAATAAAAGCGTGGACACCCGAACGTCCGGCAACAGATTCTGGCTGATCGCTAGATACAAGCTGCAGATGGAAACCGTTACGGAACAGTATGCTGTGTTTCGGGAAGGCGATCGGGTAACGCGGACGCCGGAAATGGGCAGGTATTTTACTTTCTCCTACAATGTAATCTATGCCATATTCCAACATGGTACGCCGGCCTCCCATGATGGGGCGGCTGAAATAGGCCTGTATATTCGGCCAGATGTTGGTGAACAAGGCGGTATAGGTTTTGTGTACTAGAAAGGCGAGTTCACCGGGCATTTCGTTAGCAACTTTGATAATGCGTGGACCGAATACACCTTCTGTCTTTCCACCGGCACGGGCTACCTCAGTTATTTGTATGTTGGCATCTACTACATTGGCGCGAATCTGCATCAGATTCATGTAATAGTCTTCAAAGCGATTGGTTTGAAAAGCGTTATTCTCCATCTTCAGGTATCTCCTCTATTATTTCAGCATCTACAATATTGGCATCGCGCAGGAGCCGTTGTTTTTCTTCTTTTTCTACAGGTAGACTGTCTATCAAATTGATGTAGAAACCGTTATTGTTCTTTTGCGCGATCTCTTTTAAGTTACGCTTGGTAAAACCGAGCAATTCGGCAGTTACTTCGTTGGAAATAAGGAACACTGGAGCCCACGCGTTTTCTTTATCGGCGGCTTCGGAAGCACGCAAACGACATTCATGGGCA